TATTCTTCGTCCTCGTTAAGTTTATTTAACAAGTTATACATTTTCTTTTCAACCAGCTCTTTAGCCTTGTCCTCGTTTTCCTCAACAACATTAAAACAAATAACATATTTGTAATCTATGTTGTATTCTTTCATTTCGTTTCCTCCTTGTTACACTCGTTATCACAACTACAATACCAAGATTTACTACACACATAGCAAACCCCGTAGTTATCTTTGTTAGATTTCTTGAACATCAACGCTGTCATAATCGTCCAAGTAATCGTTAGCAGACTCAAGCCTGTCAGTAATCAACACATAAGCGTCCTCACTACTATTAGCCTCAACAGTAACGTGCACCCTTGCTGTTCCTCTATACGCTTTGCTCATTTTATCCTCTTTAGTATTGGTTTAGTATCGTTAGGCACATCAGGTATCTCCATTAGTGCGTCCCATAATACTTGTTGGTTCAATATGATTGAGCGCAACATATTTTCTAGCCTGTCAAAGCGTTCCTCTGTTGTCATACTTGCTCCTTTTCGTATTCGCGTTCAACATCATTTTCCTTAGCGTGTTGCTCAGCTAACTCAGCCTCGCACACCAAACAATAATTACCCCAGCTTTGGCCGTGGCAAGTAATCGGATCAAAAATCATTATGCGCTCACCTTTCGTCTTCTTGGTGCTCGTTGCGATTTCATAAAATCTTTAACCCACTCACTTGTGCAAGCAGGACAATAATCTAAAGCACTAAGATTATAGCCAATTTTTAGGTGCTTATTGCATTGTGCACATACAGGTAGAGTTTTCATTACAATACCTGCCCATAAAACTGTGACTCAGGGTTCATATCAGGGTCTTTACAGCTACATAACTCGTTGCCACAATAATCACAACACCAACCAACCTCAATACTATACAAATCCTCATCGTGCTCAGGGCATACAGCAAAATAACCCTCGGACACATTTGTATATACAACGGGTGTTAAACATCTAGCACAATGAAACGACATTACGCACGCACCTTACTTAGTTTATCTAATGCGATAGTAAGTTGTGAGGTAAGTTCACACTCGCGATCAAAAAATATGCCCTCACCTTGATAACCAGACTCCCAGCTATGAGTATCGGTGTCATAAATTGTGCCGTCAGGAAACCTAGCTTCCTCTGTCCAAGGGTCAATGCGCCAGCCGTCAACCTCGTCATATATAACAACATAATGGTATTGGTTCATTATGCGTTCACCTCGTTATCCCTCAACACTTCAAGGATTTCATCACTAATAACTTGATTAGCGAAATCAAGATTACTTGTATCATCTAAAGTCTTAACAACTTTAGACCAAACCTCATCAGTGATCGGGTTATCCTCATCATCAAATATGTCTTTCGTCCACCACAAAATCACAACCTCGTCCTCAGGGTTATAGTTTTGCATATTTTTTATTACATCTTTAACTTTCATCTGCTATCCCTAGCCCTTTCCTAATTAGTAGCTTGTGCCACTAAACCCATTATGGTCACGCGTTCCCGTTGTAGTCAAGCACATTTGTATAACAATTAGATAACAATTTAATCGCACCTATGCTTACGAGCTAACCTCGTAGCCTCTTTATAAAACATATAACCCCGTGCGCTCACGGCATAGGTTATCGTCTCGCATTTAGCGCACCAAATAATATACGGGTGCGATCCGTCCTCACGCGTTATCGTTGTCCCCTCGCGTAATTCTACGCGTTGTCGTTGCCCACTCATATCCATTTATCCCTTTCAATAAGCGATAGCGCGTGTTAGGGGCACGCGCCATCTATTCAATAAAACCTATGCAATCCCCAAAAATTGCCCCAACTTAACAACAACAACAGCAAACGCCCTCAAGATCGCGTAACCCATAGCGACCATAAGTAACGCGTTCACAATGTCCACAAATACCTCACCCCTAGGGGTTAGCTTTATGTCGTTACGCATTAGCCAACACCTCGGCCTTGAACATAGCCAATGCCTCGCGCTTTGTGTAGTAGTAATACCTACGCGTTACCCAATAACCCCCAACAATGTCGGACACAACCCACGCGCCCTCGTTGTTTTTTTCTGCTATCATCTTTCACCCTTTCATCTATCTAATCGCTCACCCTAAGCGATCAAGGAAACCCCCAACGCTCACCGATTGGGGGCAACCTTGACTTATTAGAGGCAGTTAATCACATTTTCGGCATAATCCCACAAGGGACCTGTCTCGTCTAATTCCACTATGGCCGTATCAAACCAATCACTAAAACGATACACAACGCGCAAAACCTCGCCGTTGTCGTGCGTAATGTGCAAATAATCGGACGGCCCACCCCACGACAATGTCACCGTGGTCTCTTTCACCGTTTCAATTGAAAGAGGTAAATTGTTTAATTCCTCTAAATCGTCATCACTACCACTCAACAGACCCTTAATGTGGTCGGCCCTGTCCTTTAATTCTGCCCCAATACGATCGGCACAATTTAATTGTTTGGTATCCATTTTTTACCCTATTCCCTAACCTTAAGAGATCGCGCACCCTACGCGTTCCCGTTGCCCTCACAATACCACAAAAAGGTTTTAGCTTTTTTGTAATTGCGAGATGAAAGACACCGGACAAAATCCGGCCGGTGTCAATCAACCCACAACTAGCCCTAGTCGTTACACCAAACGCACAACCCATTACAGCACCAACAACTCACAAAATCCTCGGGGTGATCCCCCTTACCACAACAATATTCCTCGGGGTGATCTTTCAACAACTTAGAAGGATCAACCCCCAAAGTCTCTAATGCCAACTCTAAAACAGCCAACTGCCACGCTTGCTCTTGAACATTAAAAAAATTGGTCAATGTCTCATAGTTAGCGCGCGCCCTATCGTTTAATGCCTTACTAGATAATTTAATTTCATCTTTCATAAATACCCCCCAAGGTATCCGATCCGTGTTACCAACTTAGTAACACTATACCCCCTACCGGTCAACCGGTAAAGGGTCTAGCGACACTACTTAGCCAACCTCACATCTTGCACCGAATAATTGCCAAACCTCACGGCATACTCACGCACAATCGCCACAACATCTGCCCTGTAATAAGCGTAGAAAGACTTAACAATTGAACACTTATTAGATTTATCCCATAAATGCACAACAAATTCCTTTCTATGATCATTACCCGTAGGGGCTTGCAACCCCCACACAATCTCACTATCTCTCAACATCTCTAACCCCTAATCTATGAGGCGTGAATACCTCACAAAAAAATCATCTCATATCAAAAACAAAAACACAACCCAAACACAAAATCGTTACCAAATCGTTATAAAGCTACCCCACGCGACCCACACACCCCAACAACCACAATAACCCCACAAACCACACCAACAACAAACCCCAAACCGATCCCCCAAACCCACACCCAAACGCCCTACAAAAAACGCCCCTTACATAGTCGCCCAACCCGTGCCTATAACTACTAATAATTAAAAGATGAATCGCCTCTAATAAGTATTATTTGCCACAAAATTAGGGGCACTATGCCCCCCACACACGCCCCCCGACTAACCCTAACTCTCAACTACACCTTTACACTTATATGTATGAGGGGGGATTATTAAATGCGCGCCGGCAAACATACATACTCTCCAGTGCAATATTTTTTCTAAACCTGGGTGGTGTGATCTTGGCTGGGTTTTAGGGGTTTTTAGCGTGTCGGGGCTCAACTTTGGGGTGTGTTTTCGCAGGTCAAAGGGGGTGTGCAAGAAATTGTAAACTTGCAGCCTTGTATATAGTAGAGGGGCTTTTTAAAGCCCCGCCCCTCTACCGGCTTGAGGCCTTTCAGGCCGAAAGCTCTTCGCTTCGCTTGGGGCTTCGCTCAGAGCGACGAGTGTTAGCGAGGTCGCTCACTCACTACATTCGGTTCGCTCCCGATGAAAACTAAAAATTTTTTTAACCTTATGAAATTTAAATGACGGGCCAGTCTTATACCTAGAGGAGTTTCTAGTCTTATGCCTAAACAGCAGGACAGTCTCCATTTACGTTTGGCAGCTGGTAAGACTCTTGATTCTGATGAGGCTAAGTCCAGGCTGCTTGAGATGATAGCCAAGGGTTTCAGTGTTGAGGATGCCTGTAAGGCTGTTGGTAAGTCTTCTAAGACTTTCTACTACTACACTAAGTCTGACCCTGATTTTGACCGTGAAGTTAAACTTGTCCGCGCCCTTAAGGCCAGGGGTGGGCAAATCTCTGACGAAGATAAAGCTATGAGCTTTAGGGATTTTCGTAAAGAGTTTATGAAGTCTGAGACTTTCCCTCACCAACAAAACGTTATTGATCTGATTGAGGATAAGACCCCGTCTTGGTTGCATCCTTCTATGCTTTTTGAGCAGGGTGTTAAAAATTATGTGCTGGTGAATATGCCACCTGAGCACGCCAAGTCAATGACAGTGTCTATTGATTATATTACTTATCGTATTTGTGTTGACCCAACTGTTCGCATTAAGGTTGTGTCTAAGACACAGACTATGGCTAAAGAGTTTCTGTATGCTGTCAAGCAAAGACTTACTTCCCCGTTTTATATTGACCTTCAAAGAAGGTTTGCCCCGGCTGATGGGTTTAAGGCCACATCAGATAAGTGGACGCAGGACGCGATTTATATTGAACGTGAGTCGGGCGAAAAAGACCCAACCCTGCAAGCCTTGGGTATTGGTGGGCAGATTTATGGTGCCCGTGCCGATTTGATTATTCTTGATGACTGTGTGACTTTGTCTAACTCTGGTGAGTATGAGAAACAGATTCGTTGGATTCAGCAGGAAGTTTTGACACGTATTGGTCCTACCGGTAAATTATTAATTGTTGGTACACGGGTTGACCCGATTGATATGTACCGTGAGCTTCGCACTAATGATAGGTACCCTGAGGGTAAGAGTCCTTGGACTTATTTGGCTATGCCTGCTGTTTTGGAGTTTGATGAGAATCCTGAGAATTGGGTTACTTTGTGGCCTAGGTCTGATAGGCCTTGGTCTGGTGACCCTGTGGATCCTGATGAGAATGGTTTATTCCCTAGATGGGATGGAATTAGATTAAAGCAGCGCCGCTCGGTTTTGGATGCTAAAACGTGGGCTATGGTTTATCAACAGCAAGATGTTGAATCTGAGTCTGTTTTTTCTGCTGAACTTGTTCGTGCTGCTGCTAATGGTATGAGAGGTTGTGGTCCGCTTGTTGCCGGTGCTCCTGGTTATCCTGCTGACACTACAGGCTTCTACACCGTTTGTGCTATGGACCCTGCTATGTCGGGTGACACCTTTACGGTTGCTATTTCTGGTGATAGGAACACTAAACGTAGGTATCT